TCGTTGTAAATTGAGAATACAACACTTGAACCTGGCATTGCCTGTTGAGCAGGGCGCTTGTCGGCTACTGAACGAATCAGTGGCTGTGAACGAAGCGCAAACTCTACATAGCGGTCATACGCTGTTTTGATTAAGCCAGCGAGTGCTGACGAATCTGTGTATGCCATGTGGGTTCACCTCCTGGTGATTGGTAGTTTGAGTTATTGAACTGAAACACCGAGTAATGCGCTGAGTTCCGCAGCAGTTTTAGCATTAAGAATCTTTGACATTGAATCTTCATCTACTCCTGGAGGAGTACCTGTTGATACAACATCGTTGATTCTTTTTTGTGCTTGTAGTGCTGGGTTGTTTGATGCCTGGCTTTCGCCTTCTTTGGCATCTTGGTTAACACCAAATACATCGCCGTATTCACTAAGCCAGTTGTTAACTGCTTCTTCCGAAGCATCTAAGTCCTGGGGTATGAACGCTGCGACCTTTGGGTTAATACCCTTTGAAGTCAACACATCCTTTACGGTGCGTTGACGAGTCTGATTCTTTAGAGTTGTTGCTTCTACTTCAAGTTCTTTCAAACGCTTTTCTAGCGTTTTATTTACCTTGCGTAGTTGTTTGACAACATCCTGAGGCTCGAAGTCCTCATCTAAATCGTCATCGTCATAATTGGTAGCCATCTACCTATCTCCCTTGTTAGTTGTTGTATTCGCAATCCACATCACGGTTCGGGGAAACCATAATGGCTATTGCTACCAGTCTTGTTACGCTCATCTGGGCTGGTGGGTCTGATGAGGATTCTCTTATATGTTGCTTTCTGTCTTAAGCGATGCACCTGAGATGCCACTTTGTCCAGCAAAGCGAGCCTGCTCACGCAGTGCTCTGCGTTGTGACTCAAGCATACGCTGTTGGTCGGCACCGAGGGTTGTCGCCACGGCTTGAAGTTCATTGTAACCCTTGTCGCCTTCGATACTGGCAAGACGGCTTTGGGTATCAGCCAGAAGTCTAGCCCTACCAAAGGACTCTTTGAGTGAGTTAAGGTCAGAGGTGCCAGATACATTGATGTAACTTTCAGCAGCAGCCTTGTCCAAGTCAAACTTGTACATTTCTGCAGCAGCACCAATCTCAGAAGCACGAATTTGTTTCTTAACAATATCCATGCCCAACTTAGGGTCAAGAAGATATGAGATAGCGCCTGTAATGTCTACGCCGTAATACTCATTAAGGGATGCAAGAACATCTGTATTCTTCTTTACCTTATCAGCAGCCATAGCCACACGCTGTTCGTATTCAGCAACGGATACTTGGTTAGCAATAACTGTTCCAAGTTTTTCTGTAGTTCCAAAAATTTTATCATCCAAACCATAAGCCTTAAGGATGCTAGTCATACCCTTTTCCATGGAAATGTATGTTGCTTCGTTTACGGCACGACCTGCCTTGGCTAGGTCAGCCATACCAGGAAAGCGTGCTTTATATGCATCTGTGCCAACTAGGTTAATTTTAATTTGTGATGCAGTCATATCTTGTTTGATATAACCATCAATAACATCTGCTAAAGAATCAAGCCCAGCCAACTTAAGGTTAGCCTTAAAATCTTCAAGCGCAGTGGTAACTTGAGCCTGTTGATTAGCCTTTTGAGTTGCTGCCATGGAATCAAATTTAGTTTGCCATGTAGCATTAAGTGCAGCAATGGCATCGCTAACAGCCTTGGTTACATCATCGGGTGTAATTTGCTTTGTAGGTGTGCCAATAATTGCGCTAGTGCCATCACTATAAATAACAGTTACAGTTCCATCAGGATTTTGAATAGTGTTTATTACTGTTTTGCCAGTTGGTGTTCCAGTAATTTCAGTTGTGCCATCACTATAAGTAATAGTAACTGTTCCATCTGGATTTGTTACTCGTGAAGTTACTGTTTTGCCAGTAGGAGTGCCAGTGATTTCGGTTGTTCCATCGCTGTAGGTAATAGTAACGGTACCGTCTGCATTTGTTACTCGCCCAGTTACTGTTTTGCCAGTAGGCGTAGGTGTAGGTGTTGGTGTAGTTACACCAGAGGCTTTTAAAATTCCCTCAAGTGTTGTTGTGCTAACTCCAGAGCCAGCAGAAAATGGATTGGCTCCGCCAGTTACTCCACCTGCATAAGTATTACCTGATGTTTTAGTTGGAGTTGTTACGGGAACAACAATCTTCTGACCAATACTAATCTTGTTAAGATTTGTAATGTTTGGGTTAGCAGCAGCAATGGCTGCAACGCTGGTTTTATTAGCCTTTGCAATCGCAGATAATGTATCGCCCTTTTTTACGGGTACTATTTTGTCAGCCATTAGCCCATGAATCCAAACTGCTTCATTAAATCAAGCGCCGTATTTGAGTAGGTTTCTTTAGCGTTTTTTGTGTACTGCCATAATGGGTCTTGTTTAACCTGCTTATTAAAGTCAGCAAAGGTGCGAGCATTACCAGTCGTAGGGTCTACAACCTTAGCCATAAGGTCTTTCCATGTAAGGTTAGTTGAGTCAACCTCAAGTAATGTAGCCATCTGATTACGATAACTATTTGTTACCTCATATAATGAACGACCTTCTTTGATAGAAGAAGCAAATGGCTTATACAAATCCATAGCCTGAGCCTTCATCTCGTTAAGATAATACTGTTGGTCACGACCATCTGTTGGGTCCAGGAGTGAACGCTGGATTGTATTAAGATAGTTGTTGTCAATAGTAATGCCGTAATTAAGAGCCTGCTTCTTAATGTTATCTACTGATGAACCAATAGTTCCACCGCCAGTAAATAACAACTGAGCGTTGTCTCCTAAGTGTTGAAGAATTTGAACATCGTTCCAACCATTTTTGATTGCATCCATTGCAATACCTTGAATAGTTTTGTTGTTATCAATTACTTTGCCAGTTACTGGGTCTATCTGTTGTGCACGGATTCCCAGTTTCTCAAGACTTGCAGCCACATTTGCTGTATTAAGATTTAACTTTTCTGCAAAGGTTGAAGCATTGCGTGGGTCATGTGTCTCAATAAAGAAAGAGCGTAGGCTAGGTAGAGTTTGTTGCCACCAAGTAGTTTGCTTAAGAGCCTCTGTAAAAGTAGCCTCTGTCCAGTTTTCTTTTTTGGCAGTTGTAAACAACTTGTCAATCTGAGCCTTGTATTCCTTAGGCAATGTCTTAAATGTAGACTCAAGGTAACCAACCCAAGCAGTTTTAATTTTGTCTGCTTCTGGAGTTTTTGAAACAACACCAGAGCCACTAGGCTTAGTTGTTGTGCTAGATGTTGTGACATTTGGTTTGCTAGTTGTTACTGTTGGTCTAACAGTAGAACCGCTTGCGTATGCGGGAGTACCTGGTACTAAACTTTCACCCATTGGTCCATAACGAAGTTCTGTATTTCCTTGTGATGAAACAAAAGGATTTTTATTATCGTATGTATCAAGGGCTGTCTTAGCCTTTGTTACTTCTGCTGGTGTTCCATAATCTTCTGCACGCTGTAATTCTTCTTGAAGTTTTGCACGCTCTTTAGCAGTTCTTTCATTAGAAATAGCCGAGCGCTCAGCCTTGTCAATTTTTTCTAATTCTGCAATACGCTTTTCTGTAGCGTTCTTTGCAGCAAGGGCTGTCTTGTAATCAGGTGAATTAAACTTGGTTCGTGCTAATCCTTTTCTAAGTTGCTCCAAGCGCATGTATTCTTGGCGTAATTTGTCAGCAGTATTAGGTGCTGCATCTGGGCGATTGTAACGGGTAGTTGTTTCAGCCATTACTTTCTCGCCTTCTGTACATCAGCCTGAATAGCGTTATAGATAGCATCTAGGTAGCGATTCTCTTGACGAGCCTCAAACTCAGGTGTGCTTTGAAGAAATGACATTACAGCCTGTTGACGACCAGGAGCACCTGTGTCTTGAGATTGACTAAGGTAAATGTTAAGAGCCTTCTTGTAATCAACACCTACGCCAGAGCGACCAAACATCTGTGTAAACAAAGACTGGACATCTGCTTCGGCATCTTGTCGTGTAACAACAGGACCTTTTGCATTGCCAGAGTTGTTAGCCTGTGCAGTTTTAATTGCATCTGCAAGTTGCTCAGCAACAGTTTTCTTTTCAGCCATTAGATTACCACCGTATCATTTGAAAAATAGCGATTGATGAATTGCTCAAACTCAGGGCTTCCTGCGATTAAGTTGGTTCTAAACATATCAAATGCTGCAGCAACATCTGCGTTTGAATTGGCATCTATACTGCGTGAACCGCCTGCTGCATCTCTTTGTTTAAGGATTTCTGCAATTTGACTTCGTGCTTCTAGGTAAAGAGCCATACTCTTTACTACTGCACGGTCACCATTTTGAGCCATCCATTTTTTATCTTTAAGTGCTTTTTCAAGAACATCAACACGGCGTGCATACTTAGCACGGTCAGGGGATACATACTCAGAATACCAGTCAAGATTATCTCCTGCCTTCTGTTGAATCCATATTGACTTAGCCTGCTTAACAACATCCATTTCAGGGTCACTGTCATCGGCTATTCCGTTTTGAATCTTGTAAGCATTGATTGCTTGTTCTAGTTGCTGATACTCAGCCCAACCACGCTTGATGTTTGCTTCACGAAGCAACTCACCTGGAGTACGGTTTTGACGGTATGTGCTACCGCCACCTGGGGTGGCACCTTTGTTGTATTGCCATTGATATGCAGCCTGGCTAAATGTGTAGGCGTTGTCGCCATCGTCAGCCAAGAAGCCCATCAACTCAGGGTTACCTTTACCTTCGGCGTATGCCATAAGGTCACTGTGCTTGCGTAGGTTGCGTACTGTCTGGATGCTAGGTTCTAGCCCTCCTTCGTTCTTAGACAGGCTCACAGTGGCTTCAAAGAAGTCTGGATACTGCTCTAAGAACTTAGCCTCAGCCATGCCGTATACACGCTCACCAGTAGTTGGGTCACGGTAGTCAGCATATTGACTTTGGTATTGACGGAAAGTTTGAGCGTAGAAATCAACCTCAGGTGCAATAGCAAATGGTGCTGAGATAGATGTCAGAGCACGAAGGAAAAAGAACTTGTTTGTCTTATCCTTAATCTCTGTCGGAGTTGGAGCATCTGTACGCTTGCCTTGGTTATAGAGGTAAGTCTCATAACGAAGCATCTGGTTATATGAACGAACATAAAGTTCATCCTGTCGCCATACTGTAGCAAGACGGCGTATAGCCGATGGAGTAAAAATATCAACTGCATTTTGTGGAGAACCTACTGGGAAGAAAGGCTTAAAAGCATCTTCTAATTCAGGGCGTTGCGAAAGAATTAAATACGCAGGCAAGGTGGCGTATGGACCAAAACCTGGGTTACCTGGTTGACCTTGTGTAATTACATCAAGGCTTTGTAGTGGGATGCTTATGCTCTTAAATGAGTTTTCAACTACTGGTTTCCATGATGATGGCAATGCATTGATAAATGATTGCGGTACATTAACAACAAGGCTTGCACCTTCGCTTCCTTGTAATTGCTCAGCACTTGTAAGACGGTTACCATCACGGTCAACAATCATCTGACTATTAACAACTTGTGCAATAGTTCGTGCTGCTGTTGCAACTAACTGTGGATTATCCATAGCCATACCGCCCCAGCGCTTAATAGTATTCTCATAGGCTGCGTAGAACGGGAATAGTAATTTTACTGAACGGCTAGATGATGCACCAGTACGGCGAACAATAGTGAACAATGTACGCTCAACTTCTTGGCGTGCTGTTTCACGAGCATTAGATACTGCACGGTTAATCTCATCTGGAGTTAAACGGTCAACACCTTTAGCATCTGCCATAGCAGCAATGTTTAAACGAAGTTCTTTTTCCTATACCATTGTAACCATAGGATGACGAGCAAATGTATCTTCTGGCATTGAGCCAAGGAAACGCATAACACGGCGGTTAATAGTATCAATAATACGCTCTTGGTCTTTGTATTCCTTTGATGAAGTAACTAACATACCGTTGAGTGGCTTCAAGTTTTCAGGATTCTTACCAAAGCGTTCTACAAGGAATTGTTGTACTTCTCCACCAGAAAGTGGTTTGCCAGTTTCTTTAGCAGCGCTAAGCATAAGTGCTGTTTCATTATCTGGAATATAAGAAGCAACTGCTTGACGAGTCTCGTGCAACTTAGCCATAAGATGTTCGTCTAATTCGCCACCTTTTAACTTAGTAACACCTTTGCCAGCACCTACAAGTGTGTAGGCTTCTGTTGCATACATTGCACCTTTGCTTGTACGGAACCAATTAAGGATTTTTTCATTATCCTCACCGTCAAGAATCCTGCGAACTACTGGGTCCATAATGCCTGACTCAGGGTCACGGAAGTGCATATTCAAAATGTTTGCCCAACCCTCAAAGTACTTAGGGTCTGCAGGGTCAATAGTGCGAACTGAGCGTGAACCAATACCTGCCATAAACGCCATCTCTTGTGAAGATACTAATGCGTTCCATGTGCTTTCAGCAGATGTGCGACCAAGGAACCATGATGCTTCTTCAAAAGCCCTAGGCAATGTGTAGTTAATACCGTTTGCTTCATAGTTAAAGGTTCCATAACCTGTACGCTGTTTGACTGCAGTTGATTCTGCACGGTCAATAACAGCACCTAAGCGTGAGAACAAATCATCTAAGTGAGCATGAGACTGTGCGTAGTCACGAGCAAGATTAGCAGCAGCATCTTCAACGCCATTGTTAATCATTGCATTAACTGAATCTTCTGTGTAATAAGGAGAAACTGCGTAGTCTTTCTTTTGTAAACGAGCCTGCTTACCAGCCATGCGCTTTGCAGCACGGCGTGCTTTAGGCGTATCAAGGCGTGGTTCAAGACCGACAGTGGCATCCATATCCCAGACTTGTGCTTCTTTTTCCATCCTGGATTTAATGTATGCATTTACCTCAGCAGTACGACCCTTTTCTCCAATAGATTCTGGAAGGGCAATATGTGAAAGACCGCCAGCACGCTTGTCATCAGCGACAACAGCACGACCATATCCGTTTTCACGCATGTATTTAAACACTGGGTCGCTAGGGTCACTCCAACCTTTTGTCTTAACCCATGATTTAAAGTTAGTAATTTTGCCACCAAAGGCAGCATCACGAAGTTCTAATGGGATGTCAGACCATTGTTGTAAATATAAAGGTTTGCCGTATACACGGTATGGCTGAACATTACCTTTAGTTGCACCAACACGAAAGATAGGGCGATTAGACCAGTTCTTAAATAGAACTATCTCTGCTTCGTCTGTATCTGCTGCAAGCACAAGTGTTTCGTAATCAATGCTTTTAACTTTTTTCCATTGTCCAGCAGAATCTTTATATTCAACAAGTTTGCCAGCATTGACTGCATCAATCATATCTGATTGGAGTCTAAGAGTTGCTTCATTAAGAACATCTGCACGCTTAGGTGTAGGACCTTTAGGAAATACACGCAAATCTTTTAATGCACTAGGCTCTAAAAGTTCACGAGCATTTGGATTACCAGGAATATATCCATTTCTATCTGGTTTAATTTTTGAAACTAAACCAGCAGGTTTTAGATTTTTTTCACTGTTATACGCTCTAACAATTTTAATTGGAACAAAATCAATACCAGCATTTAATGCTGCTTGAATTCTATGATTTCCTTCTGTTAATTTTAATAATAATTTTCCATTATTATCAACAGAATATGCTAAAACTAATGGGTCTGTAAATCCTCTACCAGACTTTAAATCTTCTGTGATATTTGCAATAGTTTTACCGCTATAATCTGGAGTTGCTTCAATTCCAGCACGATTAAACTCAATAAACTTTTTGACAAAATCTGTTCTAACTAAAGCAGTATTAGTTATATTTCCAAAATCTTCTTTCATATTTGGATTTAAACGCTTAATTTCTTCTTCTTCAACTAATGGTTTAAGTTGACCAGAAGTATCAGTTGGCTTTTCACTTAACCGACCAGGGCGACCTGTTGGCGTAGGGATGTATTGTTCAACTGATTGAATAATGCCACCCTCGGCATAACGGCGTGCAACTGCAGGTGATGCAGATGTAGCCAAGGCACGAGTCTTATCAAGTTCAAATGCACCAGGTGCACCATGATAAAGAGTAACTGACTCTAAGTCAGCAAGTACTCCCTTAAGTGTGCGAAGTTCTACTTCAAATGCAGCCTTCTCTGCCTGTGCAACAGTAATTGCTGCTTCACCAGTAATGTCAGAAGTTATAGCCTGAGTAAATCCTCTTACAGTTTTACCAACACGCATGCCTTCAAGTTCGGCAATACGAGTAGAAACTTCTTTAGCCAGTTGTTGGCGACCCATATCAACTGAGCGAAGCATGTCAAACTGAGAACTAATTTCATTTTGAATAACATTAAAGTCATCTGCTTTACCAGTCATAACATTAACATTGTCAATAATGCGATTAACGCCTGCTTTACGGTTGTTAAAGAAACGACCAACTGCAGCCGAACCACCTGAGGCAACCGCAGATGGGAGAGCAAAACCCTTAGCCATCATAGATAGTTGTGCTTCTGTAAGGTTACGAACTGTGTAACCAAGGCGCATCAATACAGATGTTTTAAAAATATCATTGATTGTGTCAAGTGCAGCCATTGATTTTTGAGTGCGGATGGCTAAGTTATCAACATCAATACCTTGCAAAACGGTTGGAAGTATACGCTCGTGGGCATCAACACCTTGCTTAAGACGAGCAAGGTCTGCAATGACTACTGTGTTTGCTTGTTCACGCTCAAGTAATGGAGACTTAGCATTAACAAACTGGTCACCATCAAAGTACCCAAGGAAACCTTGGTTGTTATGGCGCTCAATTAGCGAAGCACGGCGTGCATCATAAATCTTGTAAATTTTATCTAATGTATCTTGGTCGTAATTAGGAAAGAGAGTGTTGATTGCACGGCGCTCTGCTTCTTTAATAATGTCAAGGCGGTCAGCAGGAGAGGCTGCTCCTAAATAACGGTCAGCAAGTTCTCTTGATGCTTCTTGAAACTTGTTACCAGATAAGTCATTTGTCTGTCTTAAGAAAGTATTAAACTCCATATATGAGTTACCATCGTTGACACTGAATACACCGCTTGGTACTTCTTCATTAAAGAAATGAACTATTTTAACTAACGGATGAAGTGATGTCTTAAGATAGGTAATTGATTCAGAGTCACCAAATGTGCGAGCAGACATCTTTTTAGCCTTGGCAACTGCACTAAAGCGTGAATCTTGTAAAAATTGTTTTTCAAATCCATAACGGAAAGGGCGACCAGTAGCAACCATTTCGTAGGATGCAAGAAAGGCTGGGTCTGTCTTTTTTAAATCTTCTATATATGAACCAACGGCATTGTTATATTCAGGAGTTGTAAGAACATCTCCATCTAACTTGCCATCCATCAACTGGCGTTGTGGGTGTGTTGGACCATCTGTAATGTTGTCAAATATCAAAGCAAGTTCTGAATCTTTTTCAGCAATTTCAGACATAGCCTTTGTATCTTTAAGCATGACGGCACGGAAGGTTGCAACTATTTCTTCTTTGGTAGTAGCCTTACCAAACATATAAGCCAAAGCATCAGGGTTAGTTACTTTTTTCTTTGCCCAATAACCATACTGACCTTTAGCATCTGTCTGTGCTAAGAACTCAACATCTTTAACGGCAGCGCCTTCACCTTTAAGTGAACGCTCAAGAAGATTGTCCATCTTTTCGGGAGTCATAGCAATTTTGCCGAATACGGCACGAGCCAACTTACCGTTGATGTTCTCGTACATTAAACCTTTACTTGCAATGACTGCACCTTTACCTAAGAAACCAGTAAATGTAAGTGGGTCAATAACAGTTGAGGCAATTAAATCTTGTGTACCAGAAAGAAACTTACCTGTAAACTGGTCATCAAATGCAACTTTGCGGTCATTGGCATCAAAGATGTCAAAGCCTCCAGAAAGAAAAGCAAGGTTATTATCAAGTGCATCAGCAAACCAACCACTACGGTCAGCAGCGTTTTTGCCTGGAGATAAAAGGGCAAGTGATGCTTGACCTAAAGAAATCTGTTCTTTATTAGAAGCAACACGAGTAAGGTAATTTTCGTAAGATTCGCCTGGGTTCTTATACTTGTTATACATCAAAGGTGTATCAAGTAAATTCTCAACCATTTTTTCACGGACAACTCCGCCCGCTTCGTATGACTTTTCGCCTACATAGAATAAACCTTTAACTGCGCCACGAACTGGAGTAGTTCCAATTTTGGCTACATTTTTAACAAGGTTTAAACCATCTACATACCATGGGTCATCGTTAGATAAAGTGTTAGACATGTCGTGGATAAGTCCTGGAATACCAGTGAAATCCGCAACACCCTTTGCCATTTTGCCTAGGTTATCGGTCCATGACATTAGACATTAGCCTTTAACCAACGGTAAAAATTACGAGTTGCGTTAGTTGCTGTTGGAGATTCTGCAATACGAGCGTAAATTGGAAGGAACGCTGCAAGTTTTGCCATATCTTCATTTTGCTGTGCACTTAACATACCTGGTGTAGACAGAATTTCTGGTCCTGCACCTGGACCCATTGCTGCACCTGTTGAAGGAAATTCATCTGGGCGTTGTGTCATGGCATCTAAAGGAACAACCTCATCGCCACTGGACATCATTGCTGACATAGCAGAAAGAGTTGGTGTTGGTCCTAGATTAACACCAGATTTATTCATCTTGGCAGATGTTTGTAATTCCATATTGCCAGCATCACCAGTGCGTTCATAGTCACTAGACATATATTGCGCTGGTTGTCCTGCACTACCTGCACCGCCTGTAGCGGATACTTGAAAGTTACTTGTTGCTGGTTTTGCCATGTTTGATTTCCTTCGCTATAAGAGCGTTAATAAAATTATGAGCAGTTTTACTCTTGCTCAGGAGGGTTCGCCCCTTGTTTATAGTTGCTGTACGGTGGCAACTAAGCGAAAATTAAACTGCTCGCCCGTGTGTTCCTGATGGTTGTGCTGAAAGCATTGTGACGGATGCGCCAGGCTTAGAAGCCTTTGGCATACCATCGTAGCGTGGTTGCTGTGTAACTACCTTTGAGTTTCCTGCACCGCCCTGATTAGCAGGCTTTGATGCCTTGCCAGGTTGGTTGTTTGGATACTTCGCTGTGCTTGTATTCGCCATGGTTTTCCTCCTCCCGTTAGATAGGTAGTCGCCGTGCGACTGTTGCTTGTAGGTTAGGTTCACCACGAGCACCGAGAGATGCAAGCAATGATTGAACATCTGGTCTACCGCCTGGGGCAATTTGTCCTGCTGCTACGCCTTGCATACGACCTGATTCAGACAATCCCATACCAAGTTCCGCACCACCTGCTGTAGCCTCTCCTGGCATGCCTTGTTCAGGACTTCCTGTCGCAGGGGCAGCAGCAGGGGTGGGAGCCTCTGGGGTAAACGCCATTTGAATAGCAACTTCAATAGAAGTTCCCTTTTGGCGTTCGCTGATTACGGTAGAAAGTTTGCGTAGGATGTCGGATGGGTCTTGTCCTTGGCTTGCAAGGGCTGGAATTGCTTGTGCGTATGAGGCAATAGCCTGTTTCATAGCATCACGGAGTTCTTCTGTCTCAACCTTTTGTTCTTCATTAGTTGCATTGAAGGAGAAAGGCATCTGACGGCGTAAAAAGTCACGAGAAATTAACTTATCACCACGGGCTTGTAGTCCAAACACAAGTGCACGGTTAGGGTCAAGTCCTGCCATCAAGCCATATTGGACATCTACAGTGTAATCACCTTTAATATCTCGTGTTGGCTTGTATTTAATGTTGTAAGGTGTTCCATTATAGACACCAATGAGTTCTTTTTCTTGGTCACCAAATAGTTTTTCATCTACTTTAAGACAAAGAGCAAGTAATTCTGTAAATGCACGAGCAAACATTGAGTGTGCAGTCTTGATTTGTGTATCAAAACCACCCATAAGTGCCTTAACACCCTGACCAGTAATGATAGAAGCATCTGAATTACCAGTTCTTGCTTCTGGAAAGCGTGAACCTAAGCGCAGTTCTTGTTCAAGAACTGACTGCTGTGCGAACACATTACTAGGAAGTTCAAGCGGTACTCTGCGAATCTCGTTAGGCTTACTGGAACGCATAATTGCATCTGGTCCAAGGGCTAACTCCTGACTGTCTAGTGGCATAGCGATAGGTGCTTGCACTGATTTGGTTGCTGCTTCAAGTGAAAGCAACGCATAGCGTGCCTTAGCAACTTGAATAGCAAGAACATCATCGAACTGTCCACGAGATTGGTCATCAATAGATGGTCGTTGTACAACACGAATCATGCACTCGCCCATTAAGTTAGGTGCACGGTCTAAAACAAGATTGCTGCGGTTAGGCATAAAGATAATATCTTGGTCTTTATCGTGGTAACGCACAATTTCTGAAACAGTAGATGCTGAATTTTTATCATAAATAAGGTGAGCAAGGTCTGGATACTGAGCCATTAGTTCTGTTGTTTGCTTATTTATGCGTTGGAAGAACTGTGTAACACGACCATAGCGGTCAATTACTGGATAAGAACCAATAGAATCAAGAAACTTAATGCGTGGCATACTCTCATCTAAATCATATTCAACCTGTGCAGGTACGAAACCATAGGTTACATAACGGTCTGCAGCATTAAACATCTGAGTTTGAAGGTCTGAGAAGTTAACAATCCCGTTAACAATCTCACCACGCTTGTCAGCCTTCTTGCGCTTTTCTTCTGATGCCATCGAAGTTGATGTACAAGAGAAGGAAGGCAAAGGTGCAATAACTTCTGCAATATCACGGGCAGCAATATCAACCATGTTTGCCACGATAGGGTTCTCAAAAGGACCATCGGGGAAAAGGTCTGGGTAGACATCACGCATCTTTCCTTGGCGAACTTGCAATACCTGGTTCATGCGTTGGTCACGGTCATCAAATGACCTGCGATAGCGCTGATAGGAATTGGTAATATCATCCATTGAAAGCGGCATATCCACCTCCTAACTTAGTTATATGAGTAATCGGACAAACTAACAGTGAACTGTTGAGATTTGTCATATCGTGTATGGAACATGGACTTTGCTGCATGTGTGCGGGCAAAGTGAGTAGCATTTGCAATACGGTCACGGGCTGCAAGTTCTGCAAACCAAAAAGCCATAACGCAGTCAGTCTTTTGTGACTTAGGCGCATCTGGATACCAAGTAACCAGTTGTTCTATCAAAGCCTTTAAGCCTTCGGACATGTGAGTAGATGGGAACTCAATAAGGTTCGTACCATCTTCATGCCCATGGAATAATGAAGTAAGAGATGCCACACCGAAGTCTGTATCCCATTTATTGTTTCCAGTATGGTGTTCTTTGAGTGTGGCACCCCTTGCTGTGAGGTATTCCCGAACCTCTCGGTCCTGAGTTAACATTGCTTGAAATGCATTTTTCTCAACACGCCACTCAGAAATCCCGTACTTGTCGGTCCAATCCTTAATTACTTCACGGATTGCATCGGGCTTCATGCCCTGCACATTGGACACATCAAGTAGGTAACGCTTTTGATTGTTAATGTCAATAGCCAAACAAACACATGCGGTATATCCAGCCATTGCTGGGTCAAGCCCTGCAACAACTACAAGTCCATCCATACCTTCTGGTCGGTTACCTGCTTTGTTCTTTGGGATGATGCCGATATTTCGTGCCCCATTGATAACGCCTTTAACAGAGTCACCTGGAAATACTGCATCTTCATGTACCTGTTGTTGTTGATAAACCATTGCCCAGAGATTAGGTGACATACGACTACGCTTTTTAAAGAGCGCTTCGCCATCCCATTTAACATAAAGTCCGTTTTCATCTGGTACGCCTTTACCTGATACAGGTGGCATATTTGTTTTAGCCCAGAGAGTTTTCCAGTCTTTGTGTTCATCACTAAATTCTAATACCGCAGGTTGTGCGAAATAAGTCCAGGGGGATGTCTCATCTGGGTAGCGCATAGGGTCACGCAATTCAGAGTACAAGTCCTTTGGGCGAAGGCGAGTGCCTACGACAAGTAACTTACCCCCGTCATTGTCAATACCAGACATAACCTCAGACTGAATCCAATCAATCTGCTTCTCGTATTCATGGGCGTTGGTATGGTCAACACAGTCATCCATGATAATTAAGTCAGCACGGGCACCGTAGATATGACCACGAATACCAATAGCCTGAACTGTTGGGTCTTTTTCACCAGAGTTACGAGCCTCGGATGATAGATAAATTAAGTCCTGCTTCCACGAATCAGAATTCTTTTCAAATCCCCCTGGAGGTCCAAAGGTTAGTTGTAGGTCCTGATACTTAGGATGCGTTAGTCTGTTC